TTTTACTTTCCTTCCGTTGTTTGTTATTATCAGCAACAACTAATCAAGTCCTAGAAGTGCGGCATTCATCTGAGATTGACTGTTTTCTGAATCCGACTCGGAAGTCACATCCTTTACAGCTTCTTTTAGTTTGCCTAGTTCATCCTTGGACCTTGCATCATAAAGCTTTGCAGCCATTTCAACTTTGGCTTCAGCTTTTGCAAGTTTTTTCTCAAAATCTTTTAATTCCACTCTCTTACGGTCATGGAGAGATTCTCTTTGTGCAGTCTGCAGATCGCCCTTGAGCTTTTTAATCTCTTCATCAAGCCCTTGAATCTTTTGAGACATCTGGTTTCTTTGATCTGCCCTTTCAAGTACACCCTCCATATCTGCGACATCAGTCTGCTTTAAAACTTCAACTTGGTCAATTATACCCTTTTCATATAATTGCATATAATATTCAAAACGCCCCCACCTATTAGATGGAAGGGTTGAACCTGAAACACAAATGATATCATATTTCCCTACTGTTATATCATTTAGTCTTTCTAAAAATGCCCCTGTAATAGGATCATATATATCTTTATTAATAACTATTTCAGTAGGAGCTGTATTTGGATGCAAAAGACGCATCACTTTTTCACTAGTATAATAAGATTGCATATAAGCAATAACGACTTTGGCTAATTGATTTAATGCAGATTCTACATCATCCTTTTTAGATTTAATTCTTCTCTGTCCAAATTCATCTAGTGCAACTGTACCCTTGTATGTTTGTGGAGCTGCACCCTGATCTCCTTGCATAAGTGCATATATTCCAAGTATTCTTTCTATATCTTGCTTAGCTTCAGCTTCATTTTTATAAAGTTCATTTGGAAGGGGAATGGGACCTGCTACGATAGGTTGACCCAATTCTGGATCATATTCGATTACAGCAGTTCCAGCTCTCCCCCACTCCTCTTCCAAGTGTTTTTTATCCATACTACCTCTAGGGATTAAAAGTTTTACATTTGTAGAAGAGGAGGCATGTGCTATTATAAGAGATCTTATTTTATTTATATACTCTTGAAGTCCTTTAACTAGCCTTACATCAGAAATTGGGTAAGGATTCCTATTATGACGATTCATTATAGGAACTAATGGATAATGGTCAACAGCATAAATAGTTTCAAATAATAACTCATTTCCTATAGAGAAGTAACATTTTACATGATCTACTGAACATTCGTTTGTTTTAATTTTTTCATCCTGAATCATATCAGCAAATGATGTCTTTTCAACTATTGTAGTAGAATCAGGAATCATATTAGGAGATTCTGGTCCGCTAACAGGAACTGGTTGTCCTGTCATCATATCTGGAACCATGTGCCATACTTCCCCGAACCTTTCAACCATAATATCTAATTGATTTATAGAACGAGAATCAGTTTCATAATTCTCACCAGCTTTTGTAATAACCTTATAGGCAGGAGATTGTATGTATATTTCATATTGTTCTTTTGTTAAAATATCCTCACGATTTAAATAAGGATTATATGCCCTTATATATGGAACCTTAACCTTTGTAAGTCGTTCAAAAGCTTCTAACTCCTCATCATCATCGGAAAATTTTTTTTGTGAATTAGTTGGAACAACTTGATTGATACCTGATCTTACTGGATTTTCCGAAGGTAGATATGAAGTAGCCTGAGCTTTATTAATTTGTTCTTCATATGAGGGGTAAGCTGCTAAAAGTTGACTTCTCATATGCTTCTTCCCTATTATAATGGAAGATGCATCTTGACAAAAGGGGTCTTGAGAATTAGGATCTATATATATATCATGTGGATTTATAGCCTTTAAGGTAATTTCACCTTTACCATAATCAAAATGTGGATTATAGCTAACATATAGACAGCCCATGCCTTTTACATAATAATCATCAACAGCTTGTTTTAAATGAACATTGCCATTAGAGTTATCCCAAACATAGGTCATTAGATCTGAAAAGACACGACCTGTTTTTATATCGCTATTTTCTCTACCTGTAGATTGAAATTTAGGTTTATTAGTGGTAAGGAGGGCTTTAGCCTGTTCAACTGCAGAATGAACTACATTTACTACAACAGGTTCTTGATTTCGATTACGAAGTGTTTTAGCATGGACATCTTGCCATTGATTTCCATTTCTAAACTCGTTATCTTCAGTTGCTTGTCTTGCCCAGTCTTCACGGGCAGACGAATATTCTTGTAGAAGTTGCTGTGTTAAGCGAACTTCAGGATCAATGATTTGGGACATTTAACTCCTATATAGGACTAGTTAACTAAAGTTAACTATTGTAAACTGTAAAAGTTCCTAATATTCTATAAAACTTACCCTATACTATGCTGTTAGCCAAGAATTATCTATAAATCTTTTAATTTTGCTCTCTTTCTTAACTTTATCATAGCTAGATCCAGAATGAAAAGGACTGTAACATCCTTTCATAGCATAGTACATTCCATCTAAAAGATCATCATGTTTTGATCTGGGGTATAATAAAAGTTCATTTTTAAGATCTTCCATAGAAGATTCAATAAATACTTTCTTTTGTGCAAAAACAGGTTCCATAGTTTCTAATCTAGCAGATTTAGAATTTCTAGGATTTTCTTTTATTTCCAATCCTGATATGAACATTCCTTCTTCTTCGCACTTATCTCGTACATATTCTCTCAACATCTCCTGATAACCTACAGATTCTATCCTAGTTTTGGTAGGTTTATACAATTTAGCATATTCTATAATATTATTAGCTAAAACCATAGGAGAGACCCGTTTCCGAAAATATGGTAATACAAATCTATTTCCTTCCTTGTCAACTGCAACAGGGACAATTGTTGAGAAGTCGGCAGTTTGTCGGGTCGAAGAAGCAGGATCTATACCAATAAATACATTAACAGGTCTTTCCTTATAGGTTTTCTTATTATTTAATTTTGTAATTTTAAGATAACTACCATTATCATTGGTAGTAATTGTTCCCTCATAACTCTGAAGGTACTCCTCCTTGAAGAGCTGATCTTCATCTCCCACTACCTCACAGAGATATTCTCTATAAAAAACAGATACTCGCCCTATTGAGCTGAGTTCATCCTTTTTTTGTACCAGTTTTTTTATAGGTTGCCATGCTTCCCATAATGCTTTACCACCAGCCATATCTGGTTTATAGCATCTATTAAGCCAACCTTTCATATCCTTCAAAGTTTCTACAATACATCTTTGATGTATAGGAGTTCCGATAACTGCCAACCTCCCTTTGACAGGATCTAAGGATGGGACAGCAGATTGTAGTAACCAACGTAAATTCTGTTCCATTGCTTCAGAAGTCTTAGTATTATTCTCATCTTCTGGATCATCTAGTATAATCAGGGTAGGTCGCTGATTACCATGTTTTATTCCACGAAGCTGTTGTCCCGTTCCTTTACATACAATCATGGATCCATCTTTTAGAATTATTTCTGATTTAGCCCATGATTTAGCACTATGCATCCCCCAATATCCAAATACCGATTTTAATTGATCACTATAATCAAGAGCATCTTTAATAGTACCAAGAAGTTTAATTGCGTGATCTTGAGTTCTGGATACAAGTACAATAAGTTTTGGTCCTTTATCAAACAATATGTGATATAAGGGAAATACGCCACCAACAATAGAGGATTTAGCATGTCCTCTCGGTGCAATTATATTGATTTGTTTTTCATTTTCGTCTAAAAGGATACTTCCAACCTCATGATGAAAGTCTGGAGAGTCTACAGTAAACATATTCGGCATTACTACCTTGCCAAAAAGGATCATATCCCCTTTTAAAGAATTAATTATATCTTTATTAGAGGATGTATTTGCCATCTTCTACTCTTTCGATAAGATCATCTAGATACCATTTAGCTTTTTTCAAATCCTTTAGAGGATTGTTCTTAAATGGGCATCTAACGACATATTTTAAGATATTACCCCTAAACCAATCCATTTCCCAAGATGCAACGAAGTCTGTCACCTCAATTCCCATAGTATAATGGTCTGGATGGTTTACATCGTCTTTTATCTCAAGTTTTTTCTTTTTATCCAAATCAAATAGTTTACCAATAGCTTTTGGACTAGGTGTCGGGTGATTCTGTTTTTCTTTCAATTGCTACCTTTCTCTTTTCGGTCTCTTTGCCTATTGTTTCTTCAATTTGCTTGGTCATATCCATCTCTAGCCTATCAGTCACGACCTTTTTACCTGCACCCATACCAAGCCAATCGGCAAATGTACCACCTATTCGATGCATTATTCCTGCATCTCCCTTAGTTTTAGCTAATTCAAGGGCATCAAGGTTTATATCGCATACAAACTCTTGTGTAATACCCTTGCTTGTTAAAACTTCTTCTATCTTTTTATCTATCATCTTCTTTATCTTTTCCTCTTTAAAGAGTCTTCTTACTGTTGCGGCAGGGATTTTTTGGTCCGTTCGGTATATTCTACCTATAATATCCCAATTTATAGGTTCATCAGATAAGAGTTGAGTAACATAGGCTTCAACAGCTCTTTTGCCTCGAAGTGATTTTGCTTCCCTGTCTTGCCAGGTTGAGGACGGATTTACCTTTCCATAGGTTCTGTAAGCCTTGTTCTCTTCGTATTTGATACTTGAGTACTTATTTACCCAAGATACACCAAAACCAAAATTTGCATACTTATTCCTCTGCCCTTCATAAGATCTCATGTAGATACACTCAGATACATATCCATCATCAGATATTCCATACTCCCCTTTACTACACTCTTTCCAAGGTTTATAGGCTATACCCCTTTCCTTAGCCTCTTGTTCAGTATATACAGGTAAGATAGTCTTCTTGCCATTAACTGTCTTACTAACTTTGTCCATATCTATCTCCTATTAGTCTATAGTCTATATATAGTCTATATTATTATACTATAATATAGCAATGGTCTATTGCTATATACTATAACCTATAGACTAATCCGTACATACATCTTCTTTTTTATCATCAGATAAATGTCGATCTAGTATAGATCGGACTATTTCTGTCTCTGCCAATAACATTTCAGCATCTTTAGTGAATTGATCCTGTAATGCACATAAAACCTCTATTTCCTCTGCAGAGATGTCTTCCAACTTTCCTGTTAAAGGGTTATATGCTTTCATTGTCATAATTATAAATTCCTGTAAATTGGGTCGTTATACAATCTATTTAACTCTCAGGGATGAATATTGTTTCAAAAATATATCTAGAATGGATGTGTCTTTGATAGGGTAATGGTACCCCCCTTGCCTTCGGCATGGGTGGGGTTCAACTTCGTTGAAACCAAGGGTTGAGGTTAATTGCATTAACCTATGGGTTCCCCACCCATCCCACTCGCCTCGCCCATCAGCCTTTGGCTGACTCCCGAGGCAGGAGGGGATGTAGTCACTACCTTATCGTAGTCTATCGTCTCCGATACGCTACCTCTCACCCACCTACTACATCACCCCTGTGTGTGTGTAGGGTCTTGCTCTAATCCTTCCATAATCCCTTATGTATGGTAGTTCTACTAACAATATATAAGGATAGGTCAGACCATCCTCTCTTTTTTCCCTGTTATATAGGGAATTAACCCTAACTTATATATAAGGAGAGATATTAATGTTTAAACGACTAATATCCAAATTAGGTAAAACAACTCATGAGATTAGTATTGCATTCATGCATGGTTATAACTCTGCTGATCGTCTTGAGGTTGTTGCCAAGATAAACTACGTTGATCCTGAAGTCGTAAAGGCTTCTGAAACTGTGGTATGATCTGAAAGACAGGGACATTAGTCCTTGTCTTTTTCCCCTGTATATAATAAAATAAGGAGTAAAATACATGATGGCTGAACCATATGATAAAAATGTAAACAAGATGATGGACGATTTTGATGTTGATTCATTTATACCTGAAGTAACGCCTCTTGAATTACATAATCAACTTCAAGATGCTGTTAGTGATTATCTTGACGCACAGAAAAGATGTAATCAAGTAACAACTATGAATAAATCATTAACAGATACTAATGTAGAATTACAAGAACAAGTCAGTAAACTACAGGCAGAGAACCACGATGCCTATAAAGAACTGATTTATGTTAAGTCATTCTGGTTAGTGAGAGTATTACTGAAATTCTCCAAGGCTCTTAATTCGTTGCCTAAATTACGAATTGAATGGTAATATATCCATTCGGAGGGGTTAATCCCCCTCTTTTTCCCTTATTTATGATACTATAAATAAAAGGAGAGAACCAATGGAATGTGAAATATGTGGTGATATGGTAGTACTTGGTGATGATATGGTATTATTGCCAAATAGTAGTGATATTTGTTGTACTGATTGTTGTGATAAAGTAGCAACAGACAGTCTTAATGAAGAATATCAGGACTAAATAAAGATGGGGGTCGTCCTCCCCTCTTTTTCCCTTATTTATAATAAATAGGAGTATGTAATGAAAAAAACAATAAAAGGTAAACATTATCCTCATACTGACTTACATCAGTCTGTTAAATGTAGAGAATGTGGTAAACCTATCAAAAGCAGGATTGTTCTTACAAAGAGTAAACCTGTTGACCTTTGCTATAAGCATTGGAAAGAACAACAAAATGGCATTCAAAAAGAGAAGTTTGACAAGAATGTTAAACCTTTGATTGATGAAAGCAGGAAACTTCCACCTCTATAGCCATTTCTCCCTTGTTTATACATATGATATAGTTGGTTTGGAGATACTATTCCCAATGATATTAGCCCCACCATACGTGCTGCTGTGACAGTACTATACGATTGGTAATGAAACCTGTTATACGTGGCGAACAGGCATTGGGATACTTTTTAATCTCAAGGATAACCTATAAACCCAGGGCTAAAGCCTTGGGTTTATTTTCCCTCATGTATCAACTAATAAGGAGTAAAAATGGCAAAACTTAAAGACATTTAAAAAGACCAACATTAAAAAAAGCCTGTTTTAAGTAACGGGAAGATCCCTTGTCTATGGACAACTCCGTCCAACTAACTACCTTACTTAAAAAGGAGTGGTAATTATGGCAAAAGTAACAGGAATAACTGCTGTTCAGGGCAAAAACAAAACTGCTGATTATAAGATAGCTGATTATCTATTCTTCAATATTGAATTGATGAGAGATAAAGTTGGTGAAGACCAGCCACTATCTGATGAAGGAGTTATTGCTCGTTGTACAGCTATTGCTCGTAAAATGGATTTTCTTGGTGATGTTATAAGATCTACCAAGTTCGAGGGAATGCTTGTAGCATTTAAGGAATCCAAGCAGAATAGCAATGACATCGATGATATAGCAATTCCACAGGGTTGCTAATAATAAGGGATACAGACTAAAAGCCTGTATCCCTTTTTTTTACTCCCATTTAAATGGGTACTTTAAAAAAAGCCTGAAAAGTTGTAAATTTACTAGTCAAGATTGTATGTATATCCCTTATATATTGAACTAATTCTTAATAAAAAGGAGAGAACCAATGAATACTCATTCAGTCTCTAGAACAGCTAGAGCATTAGGTGGTATTGCATGGGCTTTTGATACAATTGTGCGTGTTACAGGTAAATATGCACAGAAGGGTATTGATAAGCTCAATAATAGACCCACATACTATGTAGTAATAGAAATGCCTGATAAAGAAGGTGTTTTAAATGTTATTAGAGAGTATGACAGGGTTAGGAAAATGAAGATTAACCATGTATTAGATGCATTGGAATTGTTGCCAGAGGCAGTAATTTCAATTAAAAGAAATCAATGACTATGAACGAAGAAGGACACAGAAGACACTATGAATATATGCGTCTTGTTATGGGTTATTTTCGTTTATTACCAGCTATACCTATATTTGTTGCTGAACCAAGTAAGTATGATGATGTAAGAGCTATGTCTAAAAAGGAACTATTAAAGTTCAAAAGAGAAAATAAGCATAGTGGCTACAACGAAAGACTTAAAAAGTTTGGTCATAAATGGTATAAAGGTAGAGATCTTGATTTGCTTATATGTAGTAAGGTTACATATGCTACAAATAGGTTAAATTATGCATTTAATATTGATACAAGGAGGGTCGTATAGTGAAAATAGTGAAAAGTGGTTTAATGGATATTAGGGTTAAAAAAGCTCATGGGAGTTGTGTGAGTATAGTTCTCAAAAATCCAGATGAAGCAATGATATTTGTATCCAATACACATAATAATGGTTATTATTCATTAGTATTTGATGAGAATACTGCAAATATTATGGCTGAAGAAATCTTAAACTATCTATCTGATATAAAGGGAGGTATACATGATAAACATAGACACAATCATGAAAGTAAGGGCATTCATCGTAAACCTAAAGGACTCACAATCTTGCCTGAGTGCACGATCTGTGAAGATCATTGATGACTTTGTGGGCGATCTTGATGAGATCATTGCAAAAGATGAGGCAGAGATGGACGACATGGCAAGAATTGCTATGGAAGGCGATCCGTGCCCCCCTTTCGAAGATTCAAAAGAATATAAGTAATCCAATGTTTAATTACATGAAGGAATTAAACTGTAAACATGAAGGGGAGTGGATACCTGCAGAGGAAGATACCAATGTTCGGGAGAATATGGTATGTATCCATTGTGGTATTAATCTCCCCTTACCACAAGAAGATGATATTCAATAAATAGTCAATAGGTAGATTGGCGAGATATGGAGTGGGTTAATTAGCAACCACATATCTATTAAATCAGGATAAAAAGGCTATGCCAGCCCTGTCTATCTATTGACATAAACTGAGGATTGTTAAATGGCAGATGTAACAGAAGTAACAATAGAGAATATAGAAAAATCAATGAAAACCTTTAAATATGTAACTGAATTACTACAAGGAGCTAATGATTTACTTCGTGATGTTCTTCAAGAAGATGATGTAAGTAATCATTTGCGTAAAGCAATCATTGAATGGAAGAAAAAAGCACTTGAAGTTTCAAGCAATATACAGAAAGACTTCGGTGTCAGTTAAAACCTTACATGATGGCACAAAAATCTGTAATTTGTGTGGAAATCATATGCTGATAGAAGAATATAGTAAAATGGAAGATATGGGTGATGAACTCTGGACTACAGGATATTGTACATATCTATGTAAGAAAACTGATGAAGATGTTTCAAGAGC